GATAACGGGCCCGTTATCGTCCGGCTATTGGCAGCAATCACCGCCGCCAGGATGGCCACGGCGTACTGATTGGACTTGCGGACGATCGTGTTGCCGACCTGGCGAGCGTGGTTGATGAACGCAACCTGATCGTTGCGGTCCTTGGCCTCGTCGGTCATGTCCCACTTGCCACCCCACTTGTCAGGGGTCGCAATCTTCGGCGCCAGGCGGGCGGACGTGAGGATCGGGAACTCAGAACCGGGAGCGACCTTCTCGACGTCGCGAGCGGTGTAGAGAAGGTTCTCCGTCACCTGGTCGTAGACGACAGCCCCACCGGTCACGCCACCGGCAGAGGAAAACAGCCGGTCGAGCAGAAACCGTTGCAGCGTGAGGTCCATGATCAGCTGAGTGACCCTGGTGGGCTGCTTCGAGTAGGTATCGAGCGTGATCTCCGTGCCGGAGATCGTTGGCGCACCGAGAGGGTGAGCAACGGGATTGGGGATTGTTGCCATTCAGTCAGTTCCTCTCAGTACAAGACCACTTGAGCGTCGCCGGCATCGGCGGCGGCGCTGACCACGTAACCCACGGCAACGCCGGACGTTTTGGTCACGGCCTTTCCAGCGGTGCCGACCTCGACCTCGGCGAAGGCTGCGATGGCGCCCTCAGCCGTGACCGGCACGATGGAGCCCGGGGTCTTCTCGACCGGGATGATGTCGCCAACCGCACCGTCGTACTTCGCCACACCGAAGATCCGGCCCGCGGCAGTCGCGTGGTCGACCGAGACGTTTCCACCCGACGCCGAAGTGTTGAGCGCAGGACCAGCCTGACGGTTCCCGCTGATCTTCACGAAGCGCTTACCCGTCACCGCGGTGGTGACGTAGGCGCTGATGGCATCACCCGGCGTGTAGTACGGGGTCGCCTCATTCTGCTTTGCGATTGCCATGACCTAGGCCTCCTGGCGGGCGGCCCGGATGCGGGCCTTCTCGTTTGCGGTCAGAAAGCGGTCGTCATATCCCGTGGCGTTCGCGTCGGCGTTGTCCTCGCCGTGGCCGCCGTGACCGATCTCGCTTACCGGGATGACCTCGGGAAGCTCGTTGACGACCTTGGTGATGCCTTCAGCATCGTTGTCGTATTGAGTACGCCAGTGGTCGAGACGAGCAGGCGGGATCTTGCCAGCTTTCACAGCAGAGTTGAGCAGCGCGTCACGGGTGCGTACCCGCTCCTTCTCGAACAGCTCGTCCGCTCTACCGGCTGACGCCTGAAGCTGTGCGAGAGCTGCAGCGTCGACAAGAACGGTTCCGTCCGGAATTGACGCTTCGCTCGAGTCCTCGGACTCTTCCTCTTCGGAGGCGTCGTCGTCTTCCGTGTCCTCGTCTTCGTCCGACTCGTCACCGCCATCATCTGGATCCGGCTCAAGCTCGGCCGTTACAAGTTCTGAGAGACGCTCGGAGATTTGCTCTTCCGTCGCATCTTCCGGAAGGCCGATGACTTCTAATTGCTCAGGGGTCATTCCGTCCTCCGGCTTTGCGACCTCTTCGTTCGCCGGAACATTAACGCGCGGTAACCCATTGTTGGCGGCACGCAATTTCGGTGCAGGAGCATGAGCGCGACCAGCGTGCGCGAAAACCCTTAGGTCGAAACGGTTCTTTGCCTCTTCCGCATCGGTCTCTTTCAGCTCCACAATGCGATCAGCGAGACCGGCGTCAACTGCTTCCTGGGCCGAGTACCACGTCTCACCACGCATCGCATTGCGCCATTCTGCGGTGGTTCCGCCCGCTCTATCGGCATAGATGGACGCAATATCGCTCGATAGACGATCCAACAGCTCGCGCGTCTCCTCCATGTCATCCGCATTGCCATAGCAGAGAGCGCTCGCATCATGGATCATTACTTCCGATCCACGGTTCATGACCAACTCGTCGGCAGCCATTGCAATAATGCTCGCCGCCGATGCCGCCATGCCGTCAACGGTGACGGCGACCTGAGCCTCGTGGTCGCGCAATGCGTTGTAGATCGTCACGCCGTCGAACGCGAATCCTCCTGGAGAGTTGATATGCACCTCGATGCGTGATGCTTTGATGCCCCGGATTTCTTTCACCAAATCGGCTGTCTTGATACCGACTTCCCACCATGGGTCCCAGCCGATCTCATCCATGATGTCGATGTAGGCCACATCATTCTTTTTGTTTTCGATGCGGTACGGCTCCCAATGCTCGTCGCGATTCTTCGCTCTGAATTGGCTCCGGTAATCCGTGGGGAACTTCGCCTTCGGGGTGCTCATATGTCCGTAAACCGTAGACGTCATTGAACGGATGGCGGTGTTTCCGTACTCGCCACAAAAACCAACGTTCCTCTACAGCGCGAGCCACCGAGACAGCGCGAGTATCCGCCTGAGGGATAGTCCTCAACCGCGTCCGCCATGGACTCGTATTCGGTGCCATCCACGCCCCGACAGTTGGCACACGTATTGCCGTCGAGCAGCTCTGAGCTGTAGGTGATTCCCGGTGCGCCGTCGAACACCGAGCGGCGCGCCCCGTTCTGCGCTTGCATGAGAGTGCCGCCGAGTTGATCTTCGAGGTATGAGTTGCTCAGCCCGTTGAGGTGTTCCTCGACGCGGCTCGCCACCTCATCCATCGCCAATCCCGATCCAGCTTCCCGGATCGCCTTCTGCGCGGCTGTCTGTGCAATGGACCGTGCCATCACCATCGACTGAGCCTGTGCCCGTACCGTGATCTCGTCGGCAACGGTGTCAACGTCGAACGGGTCGAGCTCGACGCCTTGGGCCGCTGCTTCGCCTACAGCAGCAGTGCCGGCGGAGTCGGCCAGTGCTGTCATGGCGTCGATCAGCATCGCGTCGCCGAGTACCGGAGCTTCAAGATCAGCAAGCGCGGTAAGTGAATCCGTCTCTGCGATCGCCGTGACGAGCGCCTCGATCTGCGCCGCCTTCACCTCGTTCGACCATTGCTCCACGAGGCTTTGCTGCGCCGCGGTCCAGTCCGCATCCATGCCCTCGAAGTCGACCGATGCCTGCACCTCATGTGGCAATGGATTGCGGGTGAGCGTCCGGCCGCCGACGGTCATCGCGTCCTTTGGCTGTTGTGTTGCCTTCGCCTTGATGCGAGCAGCAGAACGGATCGGTGTGGGTTCGGTGCCTATCTCCTCGGGTTGCTCGTTCGCGACATCCTGGGGCTTCTTCGGCAGATCCCCCTCGGCGCGGATGTACTTCTCGAGCTCGGGATCTGTCGTGAGCGCGCCCGCATCGATCAGTGCCTTGAGATCGGCCACTGAGTACCGCTTGTCGGTCTCCGTCTCGAACTTGAGCAATGGAGCCGACTCATCGATCCCGTAGTTGACATCGATGAGGTCTTCGACGACGTGCTCGTTTGTCGTATCGGCATACTGCTTCGCGACTGCCTCTTGCCCGAGAGCGAAGAAGTCGACCAACGTCTGACCGAGCGCTCGTGAGCCCGTTTCGGTCGTTCCGAGCTTGGCGAACATGGCAAGGAAGCGCGCCGCCATCTGCTCGTCGTCGTAGCGGATGCTCGCGAGGACATCGGGCAGCGTGCCCTCGACACCACGGAAGCGAAGCTCTGCGCCATTCGGCAAGGCACCGCCCGCCGATTCACCAGCCCGATACGAGCGAGCGAGGTTCGCAAGCGCCGTCATTTGATCTTTGGTGGCGTTCGGGGGCGCGTACGCCAGCGGTACGCCTGCGCCGTTGCGCTCTGCGTTGATCGCGTCGACGCGAAGCAGCCGGTCCTTGCGCACGAAGTGTTTGAAAAGCGGGCGCAGATAGCTATGGCCGATCCAGTTGCCGCCCTCCTGATCATTCACGTAGGCGACAAGCCGATCGACCGGAATCTGCGCGGACTGGAGCCCGAGCAAGTTTGTCCTTCCACTGAAGCCCGACTGGCCCGACGGGTATTGACGGATGTACTCGAGACCTCCGTCGCGGGCGACCTGGATTTCCGAGATGGTGCCCGGCATGCGTGGGGCAAGCTTGCGAAGGCGGAACCGCTGAGTCGCTTCGTCGAAGCGGTAGACCTGCTCGAAGAACTGGAATCCGTAAACGATCATGAGCAGCGCGTGGAACAAGTGCCTGTCATGGCTG